CTAGTTGAATCGCTGACGCCGATGTATCACCACTTTGAGGGCACAACCACTACGGTCTGTGCCCTTTTTCTTCCCAATGGCTACCAAGTAGCAATCGGCATGAGTGCTTGTGTTGTACCGGCTGATTTCAACGCAGAAATGGGCCGGAAATATTCACTGCTGGATGCAGTGAAAAAAGCCGAAACCAAACTTTGGGAACTTGAAGGCTACTGCCTGAAAAAAGCAATCGACTAATGCCTGTTACTCCCCTTCACATCAAAGAACTGGCCAGCCAGTTACAGCCGAAATTTCACCAGTACCCAGACACAAAGACAGTCGTTTGTTCTTTGTTCCTTCCTAACGGGTACGAGGTGGCAACCGGCTCAAGCCTGGGCTTGTCACCTGACAGGTTCAGCGAGAAAGACGGGGAGCAATGGGCATACCGCGACGCGATGGCCAAAGCAATTGATCAGCTTTGGCGAATCAAAACCTATGAGGCTATGGACAGCTAATGCAGGGACTACAACAGGCCGCGCTACAAGCACAAGCTGATACGGCCATGAAAGAAATGGAAGGCGAATACAGGCCACTGCCGGTCATGGACCGGTTGGCTGCGCACGTCAAAGAATGCTGGCAACAGGCCCAGCATGATCGTGGTTCGCTGAACAATCGCATGTTGGACTGTCTGCGCCGTCGGAAAGGCGAATACAGCACTGACAAGCTGCAGAACATTCGGGCAATGGGTGGATCTGAGATCTACATGCGCCTGACCGCCACCAAGTGTATTAGTGCGCGTTCCTGGCTGTCCGACATCTTCACGCCAGCCGGTGATAAGCCGTGGGCTATCAGCCCCACCCCAATGCCCGATCTGCCGCCGCACTTTAAGCAAAAGCTGATCATGACGGCGGTACAGGGAGCGGTCCAGCTGGGCGTTCCGCTGGAGCAGATGCAAGAGCTGCTGGAAAAGCATGAAGATCGTATCCGCGATGAAGTGGCGCAAGAGTCAGAGAAACGCGCCGAGCGGATGAGCCAGAAGATTTATGATGTCCTGGTTGAAGGCGGGTTCCGTCAGGAATTCGATGCGTGGTTGGATGATCTGGTTACGTATCCAGTGGCCATCTTCAAAGGCCCGATTTACCGCCGCCGGAAGCGCTTAAAATGGGTGGACGTGGCCAACGGCGATTATCAGCCGAGCACTGCGTTTGAGGTTATCCGCGAATTCAAGCGCGTATCCCCGTTTGATTTCTTCCCGTCGCCGTCTGCAGTCAACATCAATGACGACTGGGTGATTGAACGCCACCGGCTCACAGCAACCGACCTGAGCGCCATGCGCGGGGCGGCAGGCTATCACGGCAAAGGGATCACCCTGGCTCTGAATGAGTACCGACTGGGCGGGCTAAGAGAATGGATGTCAGTTGATGGTGAGCGGTCCCGTCTGGAAGGGCGAGACGCCACGGCCAACAAGTCAACGACAATAGATGCTCTGGAATGGTCAGGCAAGTTACAAGGAAAGATCTTGCTTGAATGGGGCATGGATGCCCGTTCCATTCCAGACCCCTATGAGGAATATCTGGTCAGCATTATGACGGTCGGAAATTACGTCATTCGTGCGCTGGTTAACCCAGACCCAACGGACCGGATGGATTATTTCAAGTGCAGCTGGCGCAGCGTTCCTAACTCTTTCTGGGGTGAGGCACTGCCGGAAATCCTGAAAGATTGCCAAGACATGTGCAACGCAGCAGCCCGCGCCCTGGCCAACAACATGGGTTACTCATCTGGCCCAATGGTCGCTGTGTCACAAGACCGGCTGGCCAAGGGGCAAGACGCGACTAAGTTGCACCCGTGGAAAGTGTTTGGCGTCACAGAGTCGCGCACCGGCTCAAGCGCCGCCCCGATCAACTTCTTTCAGCCGAACTCAAACGCCCAGGAATTACTGGGTATCTATGAGCGGTTTAGCCGCTATGCAGATGACATCACCGGCCTACCGGCGTATGCGTTCGGTTCCGATCAGGCTGCAGGTGCAGGACGCACCGCCTCTGGCCTGTCGATGTTAATGAGCGCGGCCAGCAAGACGATTAAGAACCTGGTGCGAAGCATTGATATTCAGGTCATTGAGCCGTGTATCACCAAGGTGTTTAACCACCTGATGCTTGACCCGACAGTTGATAAGACCTGCAAAGGCGATTTGCAGATCAAGGCTATAGGCTCTGAGGCGTTACTGCATAAAGAAGCCAAAAACCAGATGCAACAGCAGTTCCTGGCCATGACGAACAACCCAGTCGATCTGCAGATTGTTGGTCTGGAAGGACGCCGCGAATTGCTTCGCGAAGCGGCGAAGGGGCTAGATATCCCCGTTGATCGCGTCATCCCCTCGCAAGAGGAATTAGAGCTGCGTCAGATGGAACAGGCACAGCAAGAAATGATGATGGCCGAGCAGGAGCAAGCCGCTAATGCTCAGTAATTACAACTCACTCCCTAACGACGAAAAGGCCCGCATTGTGCGGGCTTTTTTATCCCTCAAGCGCAGCGACGACTTTGAGATTTTGCACAGCTTTTTGCTCAGCGCAGAGCAAGAAACACTGCGCGATCTCGCCGTCATGCCGCTTGAGCACATTCCTCAAGGCCAAGGAAAGGCCCAGACCCTCGAAGGCTTTATCGCCTTACTGGATCTCGCAACTGAGGAAGAACTTTACACCCTACGGGAAAACCGCTGAACACCGGCCAACCGGCTCAGTTAGACACATCGAATACCAGCGTTGCTGGCTCGAAACATGGACGTTAAACGATGAAACTACCTAAACAGCTTCGCGATCAGATCACCGAGTCTGACCGTCTGCTAAATGAAATGCTTAGCGAGAACACCCCTGCAGAGGAAGCGGAAAAACCGCAACCGGCAGAGACTCCCGCAGAACAGGAAATCGACCCTACCCCAGCCGAACCGGCGCAAAACGATTTTGACGAAACAGAAACACCGCAGCCTGAACCGGCACCGGCTTCTGATGACGTTGATTGGCGTGCGCGTGCAGAGAAGGCCGAACAGCGTTACAGCGTATTGCAAGGCAAGTACAACAGCGAGATTGCACGGCTAAAAGAGCAGGGCAATAGCGGTGAAGTCGATGCCCTGAAACGTCAAGTCAGCCAGCTACAGGAAACCATTTCTGAGCTGCGCGACAAGCCACAACACCAACCGGCAGCACCCGTTGAGGGCGCTGATTTAGATCAGCTGCGCGAAGACTATGGCGCTGACCTGATTGATGGGCTAATGGCGGCGGTACGTAACAGCGTTATGGGTGAGGTCTCTGGCCAGTTCAAGCAGGTTCAGGAAGCAACCAAGGCTGACAGCTTTAGCACCAAGCAGGCCGTTTTATCCCAGCGTCTCGCCGCTCAGAGCATCAACTTTGAGCAGGTCAACAATGACCCGTTGTTCCATGACTGGCTGGCCAAGTACGACCCCGACACGGGCGTGCAGCGTCAAGCGCAGCTGATGGAGTCATTCAAAAACGGAAACCTTGATGCTACTGCCGCGATGTTCCGCGAGTTCGTGCAAGGCAGTTCATCACCCCAACCAGCACAGCAACAGAATCCATTTGAACAGCATGTTCAGCAGACTTCCCACGCCCCAGCCAAGCAGACCGAAGCGCCCCAGGTGCCGACGTTTACCGAGGCTGAGATCGCCAAGTTCTACGATGACTGGTCACGCGGGAAGATCACTGATGCAGAGGCTGAGCGCATGGAGGCTGAAATTCACAGGTTCATGGTCGGCGGCGTGTAAGGACACACCCGCCAGCCGTGAACGGTCTCTTTTTAGATAAGGAAATCTAATTATGCCTATCGGTGTATCTAACGGCCATCCGCAATATTCAGGCAAGCAGAATGGTGCTTTCATTCCTGAGGTTTGGGCCGGAAAGCTTCTAAAAAAGTATTATAATTCAACGGTTTTCGGTGCAATCACCAATACCGACTACGAGGGCATGATCGCAAATAAAGGCGATACCGTTATCGTGCGTCAACGCCCTGACCTGACCGTCACCCCGTACACTAAAGGCGTTGATCTGGTGTACGAAGCGCCAACGTCGGTCGAAAAGGAATTCACTATCGACTACGCGAACTACTTCGCGTTTGAAGTGAAGGACGTGGACGACGTTCAGAGCGATATCGCTCTGATGGATGAGTTCACCACGGATGCGTCTACCCAGCTGAAACTGGCTGTAGATTCGCAGCTGTTGGCGCAAATCCCATCCCAGGCCCACGCGCAAAACTCTGGCGCAACCGCTGGCAAGATCTCAGGCAACATCAACCTGGGTACTGACGCCGCGCCGGTTGGTGTCACCAAAGACAACATTCTGGATCTGATTCTGGATTTCGGTCTGTGTCTGGACGAGCAGAACGTACCGGAAACGGGCCGCTGGGTTGTTCTGCCAGCGTGGGCGGTGTCGCTGATCAAGCGCTCTGATCTGAAAGATGCGTCTCTGACCGGCGACGGCACCACGCCGCTGCGCAACGGTCGCGTGGGCATCATCGACCGTTTCACGATCTACAGCTCAAACCAAGTCAACGCGGCTGCAGGCAAGTTCGACATCATTGCTGGTCACAACGATGCGACAAGCTTCGCGTCTCAGATCAACAAGATGGAGACGCTGCGCAACCAAAAAGACTTTGGTGACTACGTGCGTGGCCTGCAGGTGTTCGGCTTCAAAGTGATGAAGCCAGAAGCACTGTGCCACGCGGTCATTCAACGCGGCTAATGGCCAATAAGGGGGCGCTTGCCCCCTTTCTTTTTTTAGGGGTAAACCATGAGTAAAGCAACACACTACGAAAATGAAACTGGCCATATCGTCCGAGCGAACAAATGGCTGGACCGTGATTATCGTCGCCTGGGCCTGACGCCTGTGACCATCCATGAAAGCGAAGCCGCACCGGTAAAAAAAGCCGCACCGGCGAGTGTCACCAGCAAAACATCTGAGCTGTACGGCAAAACAGTGGCTGAGCTGAAAGCCATGTGTAAAGAGCGCGGACTGAAAGGCTATTCCAGCCTGACCGAAGACGAATTAGTAGCACTGCTGGAAGGTTAAGAGCATGGCGACGACGAAGATAATTGATGTGATCAAGCGGTGTGAAACGGTACTACAAGACACCACAAGCACCCGCTGGCCAAAGCAAGAGCTATTAGACTGGTTTAACGATGCTCAGTTAGCCATCGTCAGTCGCCGCCCTGATACGCACATTAAGAACATCCCCTTTACGTGCGCCAGTGGGACTAAGCAAAGCATCCCTGCTGATGGCCTGAGACTCATGAAAGTGGTCCGCAACAGTAACGGAAAGGCTGTCCGTAAAATTGAGCAGCGGGTACTTGATGATCAGGTTCCTGATTGGCATGTACCGGCTGAGTCAGTTGTTGTTGATCATTACATTTATAACGATTTCGACCCGAAAACGTTCTATCTCTACCCCGCCCCAATGTCCGGCATTGAGGTGGATATCATCTACAGCGTCGCACCGGCGGCGGTGGTGATTAATGATTTCAGCGGTGACGCAACCACGATCACCCTTGATGATTCCTACCTGAACCCGATTCTGGATTGGATGCTGTACCGCGCTTATTCGAAAGATAACGACTACACGGCTAACACCAATCGCGCCCAGATGCACCTGGAAGCATTCCGAATGGGGATTGGTGAAAAGACCCAAGCCGATCAGGTATCCGCGCAGCTGACCGCTCAGACGGCACCAATGGGGGGATAAATGCCAACCGAATTAAAAGAGGTCATTAAGGCCGACGTTCGCAGAGCAAGTGTGAACGTTCCTGATTATGTCATTGAGGCGGCGATCCATAACGGTTGCCGCCGTTTTTTTTCCGATTCTGAGGTGTGGATAGAGCCTCAATCCTTGGATGCAGAGGGGCGACGGATTGCGGTCACGGCGCTGGAGCCTGACGCGTTTGTGTGTGGCGTGGCAGAGGTCAGGACTAAACATGAGCGGTCTATCGCGTTTACATGGCAAGGCGGGCAGGTCTGCTTTGAGCGCGATATTGATGCCCTGCTGGATGTGGATCTGGTCCTCTGCCCTACCAACACATCGATCCCAACATGGGCCTATGAGCAGCACAAGGAAGCGTTTGTTCATGCCGCTGTTCGAGATCTGAAATCGCAGCAGGGCCAACCGTGGTTTGACCCAGAAGGCGCGGGTTATCACGAGGGTGAATACCGCCACCATTTAGGCATTGCCCGCATTCAATCCATGCCGAAATACATCGCGCCGAACCCCTTCGTATAACTCTTTAGCAGGGACGCTGAATGAGCCAAGAATTAGTTGATAAGGTCAATATACTGACCGAGCAGACCAGCGAGCTGCTGGCCGAATACGTTGCATTTAAAGACACCATGAATGCAAAAGTGCAGGCAACGTATGACTCACAAGGTGAAGCTGCGGCGTCAGCAGCGTCTGCTGTTGAGTCTGCCGCGTCCGCTGCAGCTGCCCTCGCAAGCAAGATAGAGGCGCAAGGCAGTGCATCAAGTGCCCTTTCCAGCAAAAACGCTACAGCGGCCAGCGAGGCGAATGCACTTTCCTACAAAACGGCGGCAAGAGTCAGTGAGTTGGCCGCTGCAGCCAGTGAATTAGCCGCACATGGCAGTGAATTAGCCGCCGCTGCCAGTGCCGCTGCTGCCGCAGACAGTGAAGATACAGCGATCCAAAAAGCCGCCGAGGCCGCTGCAAGCGCCGTCGAAGCCGCCCAAACGGTCGCAAATATTCTGGCTCGCGAAAATGAAGCGGAAGATTCGGCCAACCAGGCCGCTGCGAGTGCCACGTCTGCCGACAGCTCAGCGGGGATGGCCAGCGCGTCTGCTACGGCGTCTGCTAACTCTGCATCCTCAGCCTTGAGCAGCAAGAATGCGGCGGCAAGTTCAGCTGCAGCCAGCGCCAACAGCGCCACAACAGCCAGTGGCCATAAAGATGCTGCCGCCTCAAGCGCCTCATCTGCCCTGTCCAGCAAGAATGCCGCTGCTGCTTCGCAGTCTGCCGCTGCAGGTAGCGCGACAGCGGCATCCAATTCAGCTATTTCAGCTGCAAATTCAGCCTCAGACAGCGCTCAAAGCGCTAGCGAAGCGGCTGACAGTGCAGCACAAGCGTTGGCAAATGCGAACCTGACTTTTGCCTCTGGCGGTTATTTTGAGCCGAAAGCAGGCGCGGAATACCCAAATGTAACGGGCGTAAATCGGGATACGATCTGGCTGGTTAAGTTTCCTAACGCGGATGACGTGTACACCATGACGACCGGCGCACTGTCTGGCTCTGTCATCAAGAACGGCTACATGTTGGTGTATGACGTACCTCAGAACGTGTTTGATTACATCCCGACGACAATCAGTGGTGTCACGCAAATTAATGGGAAAAGCGGCGACACGGTAACGCTAACTGCCGCTGATGTGGGGGCGCTGGCGCTGGGTACGCGGGGGGTAACGACCAATACCAATTACAATATCACCCCCTCTACAGTCGCTTGGCAGGATCAGACAGACGTTAACACCCTGACATTCCCAGGTTGGTATAAATACCTGATTCGTGGTGATTGCCCAAACGCACCCCCTGGAGACGCCGCTGATTATTGGTTTATTCAAACCACAGAATACGGCATGGCTTCGACGCTCAGTTATACCCAGTTCGCACTGCCGTATGGCGGACCTAACGGGAAACAACCCGCCTGCTACATCCGCTCAATTCATCACAACGATTCAGAGTGGACGCCGTGGGCCATGATTTACGATGAGCGGCATAAACCGACCTGGCAAGATGTGGGGGCGGTACATGGCGGGTACGCCCGTAATTACGCGAACGACATTGCTACAGACAGAGTAAGCGAAAGTGGTTTTTTTAATGTCTCTAAAGCCATGCAGGGGG